GCTTGTTGACCACAGGCCGCCCACCGAGCGTGGCTTGACGCCCGGCGCTTGTGCGAAGGTCGGCAACTTGTAATTGTGTTCCCATAGTGTTCTGCCTCCCTTTAGGCGATACGCACGCGGATGCGCGCATCGGAACCAGACGAATTATTGACAGCTTCCTCGGCATAACCGACCAAACTGTCGAGGGCGGTACCGGCGGCGGCTTGCAAGGCCCCGGTGCCGGCAGACTCAAGCGCCGCGCCTCTGGCGACGTTGGAGCCGGTCTTGATCAGCATATACAGCACGTCCCCCGGCGAGCCGTAGATGTACGGGACGGTCTCAGCGGCGGCATAGAGGGCGTCAACGGCGAGGCCTGTGCCGGTTGTCGGGTAGACAAAGAGCTTGTCAACGGCAACCTTGCAGCCCTCTTTGTTGCCGCCGGCAGTAGCGTGCGGCTTGACCGTGCTGGTGGGCGCGCCGACGGCCAAGAGTTGACCGGGGCGGATGGTGGCGGCGGCTTGACAAAGCGACTCAGCGACGCGCTGCATCCCGTTGTCACGGTTATTGGAGCGCAGAACAATTGTGCTTGATGCGACGTTTGCCATGAGTTAGGCTCCCTTCTGCTCAAACATGGGCCAGTGCATGATCAGCTCTTCCTCTTCCGGGCCAATGTTGCGTAAGGCGCCGGCGTTGGCGGAATAGTCACGCGGTTGATAGCTGCCGTAAACGTTGCGGAGCTTGTTGGTGTCCCAGCCCTTGACATCGGCCTCGCTCAGGGCACCGCGGCTGTTGGCGGCGATACCGGCGATCAGGCCGGCACGCTCTTCGTTGACGTTGGCGGTGACGTGGCCCAACATCTCCTCAATGCGTGCCAGGCGCGCCATGAAGTCGGCGCCCAGAGGGCTCCCGGAAGCCATTGGCGGCAATGCGGCTGGAGTGGCTACCACTTCTGCCGCTGCCTCGCTGGGTGCGGCGTCGGGTACGTCTAGGCTTTCTTGCAGCACTTGCAGGTCGGCTTCGTCCCACGTTGCCAACTTCTCTTTGGCAAACTTACATTTGGCGTTGGCGGTAAGTGCGCCAATTAACTCGTTCTTGTTCATTGCTGAACTCTCCTCCATTGATAAGTTTGGTTCGATGGCGATTTGCCCATCCACCGGCTCACAAGAGCATGGCGGATCGGAAACTATGCCCTCGGCATTGCCGATTGGGCTTTGATTTTCAGACTGGCTGCTTTTGAGCCAGCCGAGGAAACGTTGGATTAGAGTTTGCTCGTCCATATCAACCTCCAGACTATTCACACGCGGCGTACCGCAGCCGTCCGCCCAGCTACACGCGCCGACCTCATCCGGCAAGAGCGCCAAATGGTCGGGGCGAATGTTGCGCGCCGTGGCGGCATAGGTGGAACCGTTAAACATGCCGGGCGCGGCGTCGATTTCGGAGAAGTAGCCGGTGCTGACTTCCATTGGCGCGCCCAGGCGTAAGCGATTAACGATGGTCATCGCCTTTGGCCCCATCTGTTGCGCCTTGTCGAGGTCGATCCAAATCTCGCCCTTGAGCGCGCCGTCAGCGACGGCCACGTTCCACAGATGGCCCAGCACGTCATTGGCCCAAATGTCGGGTGTATTGGCGCTGGTGTAGCCGCCTTCGTTCCTGGGATGGCTGATGGGCACGGGACGGCCTTGCCAACTAGAGGCAAACTTGCCAAATTCGGCGGCGGATACGAACACGTTGTTTAAGATGCCTTCACGCAAGGCGACGACCGGCGAAACCAGATAGCGCCGCCCACCGTGGCTGATCTCTTTGACTTGGCCTGTCGTGGCGTTGGCGGCCAGTTGGAGCGTGCTCATGAGGATGTCATGTTGTCCGTGGCCTTGACGGCGGAATTGGCTTGCTTGAAGGCGGCCTGGTCACAGCTTTTGCCGCCGGTCGTTTGGCAGCGCGCGTAGGCAGCCTGCCAAACGTGCAGCCACATGCGGCGGCGTTTGCCCGATAGCTTCTTCACGTAATCAGGGAGGGTTGGGTCATTCGGCCCTGTGTATGGCATGGGTCAACTCCAGTTTTGATGCCAATAAAAAAACGCCCTACCGCCATTGCTGGCTGGTAGGGCGTCTTGCGCCTCTAAAGTATAAAATTCACCCGCGACAGGTACGATGCTCCCCCGATGAGCGCCGGTAAAGGCGCGACACCGTACCTGTCGGTTATGTCTATCTTACTCTGATTTTTTTCCAGTGTCTAGCCCGCGCAGGATTTCGGCCAAATTAAACTGCGCCACTTGTTTGCGGTCGCTGCGGCGAATCTCCAGCACCATGCCATGCGCGTCAAGGCGAGCGCACAGCTTGCCATTCTCGTCGCGCAAGTCCGTCCACTTTGCCGCGCTATTAGTTTGGATGGTTGGGCTAGGCTTGCTCATGTGCCCCACCAGCGCCCCACATCGCCCCACAGCAGCATGTAGACCGTATTGGCAGCGGGAGATTGGCCGTTATAGGCGAGTGGCGGCCTGTCATCTTCTATCTGCTCCCACAAATGACGTACCGGGTCAGTCTTATCCATACGCCAACAAGCCGCGGCGTCGTTCTCGCCCAGAACAAAGCGGTCAACCCACGGCCCGCCGCCTACCCAAGCCGGTTGACCATAAGGAAGCGTCACGAACAATAAACCGCCCGGCGCAAGCCAACGGCGCAGCCCCCGCAAGGCGTCAACAAGCTCTTCCATGTCGTGCAAATGGTCAAGCGTGCTGATGCAGATGATCAGGTCGAATTGGTTGCCAGGCTGCCACGTCAGCACATCGGCATTGGTCACGCCGGGATACTCTTCATGTAGATCGATGACCGTGTGGCCGTCATCAGGCCAGCCCACGCGGTAATGGGGCAGCACGGCGCCCACTTCCAGAACAGAGGCGTCTCCGTTCGTGGCTTGCCCCAATAGGAATAAGCCAACCGGCACCTCGACGGCGCGCTCGTTTTGGCGCGTACCGTTATAGTCGCTGACTTGATAGGGAAATGTTCTGCCGGCTAGCGTAAACGTTTCGCTCATGCTTTGGTACCGATGTATTGCGCTTCCGTCCCCGCTTCGACTTCCATGCGAACCAGATTACAAGCGCAATGCCCACCGCACACACTGTCGCTCCCAGGCGGCGGCAATAGGCCAAACGGCTGCCAGCCCTGGTCGTAGAAGTCCACACAATCCGGGCAGCTTTTGCCGCCCCCGCCCAGCATACGGCGCTCCAGGATCGTCCTATTCGGCGCCGATGGCTTGACCGTGGCCCGTTCCGCCGTGTAGAAGTGGCTGCGCGCATGGCCGGCGTACTCGTTGGCGCGCGCCTGGGCTTGGGCCATGCTAATCTTGCCGTCCGCTATATCCTGCGCCGTGCCGCTAATCTTGGCGTAGAGTTGGCGTAGATCTGCGCCGGCGCGGCCATATTCGGCCTGTGATACCTGATCCCAACCGCCACTACCCAGGGCTGTTTGCTGAAGCACTTGGCGCTTGAGTTCGGTACGCATTTCCTCCTGCCAAACCGCCGGGCTGATGCGCCCTTCCATCACGGCATTGGTCAAGTCGCCCAAGCGCGCTTCCGTGGCGTTGGATTGCGACTCCAACAGGCCCAGGATGTCACGGCGTGCCACAAAGCGGCCCGTTGCGCCGCTGCGGTAGCGGCCAACATCGCCCTCCCAGGAATAGCCGGGGAGCGGGTTAGTGCGCGTCGAGAAGGCGTTTATATTTATTGGGAACGGCGTCGCTCGCATACCAGTCCTGCCTTGCATCGCTTACGGCCTTGTCGTCTAGCGGTTCGTTCAGCACTTCCGCTGGGAACACATGCGTCCTCGGGTCCGCTCCAGGCGGCAAATGCAGCATGACCCACGTCACGCTGCGCTCGGCTTCGATGGCGTCAAAGCCGATACTGATCAACGCTTGGATTTGCGATTCGCCCCAGGCGGCTAGTTGTTCGGGGTTCATGCGGCCCCGTTGCGTGCGATCAGCCGCGCCGCCGCGTTGACCAGCGCGTAGGCTTCCGGCCCGCTGTAGCCGGCGTTACCCACCACATCGGCGACTTGTTGCAGCACGTCCTTGCCGGGTAGGTTAGCGCCGTTGGCGGGGTTGCCGGCGTCTTGCGGATGGCCGCCTTGCCCTGGCGCGCCAAATTGCATCGGGACGGGTTGCGGCTTGGGCTCGATGGCCGTTGGCGGAATCTCCTCCGGGAAGGGCGTGAAGTCGCCGCGCCACTCTTCGACCGTTAGAGGCGGCGTGCCATAGACGCTATCGAGCTTTTGCGTCGCATCGGCCCACACCCCCGCAATCGTGGCTTTCTCCATGTCGGTCAGTTCAAACAGCGGATCCCAAACCACCGTGTAGCCTTGCGGCTGCGGCACCGGCAATGCGCCCCACGTCACCAGGCGGTCAATCAGCGGGCGCAAGATGGTCGGCTCGGCAAAGTTGACTTGGCGGCTGGCGATATGCCCGGCCCAGTTAGCTACATCTTGCGTACTCGCCAGGTTGCCGCGCACGGAACCGAGTAGGATACGCTGCGGAATGCTGGTGGCGGCGGCGATAAGCGAGATCAGCACGTCAAAGGCGCCGGCTGGGTCAACCACTTCGCTGCCGAGGTCGGAAACGGTGACGCCGCGCGTTTTCATAAAGCGGCGTAGGCCATGCTCGTACTCGTCAAACTCCTCTTGGATGTTGGCGGCATCCTCGGCGCTTAGTTCCGCCGTCGGGTCGATGTTCAGCACGAACCCCTTCCGCATCAAAAGCCACGACGCCTCCGCCGCCCCGCCCACCAATTTCAGGATGTCGTCGAGCAGGTTAAAGACGCGTTGCAGCCGTGGCATCCCATAGACTTCGTTCTCCAATAGCCCTTCCGCCACATGGATGACGCGGCTGGCATGGACGCGCATGGTTTGCGATGGCATACTTGCGCCGCCGGCCATGTGGCTATTGGGGTCGCCGATGCTCAGATTGTAGATGAGCGGCAGCCCAAAGCGCGGGTTGGCCGGGTCGGTCTCAAATTCGGCCACGCTGCACGACGGCTCGCCGTAAGGGCGCAAATACAGCACCTGGTCAAGCGACGGTACGCGCGTTACCTCCTGCTCCAAATCGCTATCGCCGGCCACGCCAATCAGCAGCACGCCAAAACGGCCAATGCCACACAGCGTATCGACGCGCTGGCAATAGTGATAGACGCGCAAGCGCCCGGCAAAGTCGGCCCAGCCCTTCGCAAAAGCCGTATCGTCGGTCGCCTCCTTGTCACGGCCATCTTTGACCGTCGGCGTATCCCGCCACGTCTCGGCGCAGGGAAACTCGACCAGGCGACCGCCCAACGGGTCACGCTCAAACTTGGCCCAATAGTCGAGGATACTGAGCACTTTGGCGTAGCCCAGCACGTCGAAATAGTCACGGGCGCCGTTGAAGCTGGTGCCGTAGTTGCCCAGCGCCAGGCGGTCGCTAAGGATGCTGCGGGCGTTGACGGTGATGCTGCGTTCTACCATTTTTCCTCCTACCATGTTCCGGCTTTTGGCCCCGGCAAAGCCAGCTTGTTGAATGCCAAACTGCTACCATCTACCTGATCGTCATGCGCGCCATAGGGGAAGCTCGCTAGCTCATCCAAATAGGCAGAGTTCCAAGCGCCGCGCACCAGCTTGATATTGCGCGCCTCACATTGGGCGGCGAACGGTTGGGCGCGCGTCGCCTTGTCGCCGGTGGATCGTTCCGCCTTGACGCTGTAGCCGGCGAGGGCGCGGATGGTAACTTGCACGACGGCCTTACCGCTTGAGCCTGGTTCCTGTTCGAGCCATGTCGTCACGTTGCCGCGGGCGGCGTCGATTTGCGCTGTCTGGGCGATGATCTTTTCGGTGGCTAGGTCGCTAAACTGGCCGCGGATCACATCTTCGACATAGAACACGTTGTCGCCGTCCTTTGCCAACAGCGCGCCGACGGTATAGTCGCCGTCCTTTTCGGTGGCTGCCCGATCCCAAGCGCGGATCCGTGTCGCCTGTGCTGGCGCTGCGCCAACGATGCCAAACCAATCGCGCTGGAACATGCCGCCGCCGGGTGGGGTCGGGCGCTGCTGATAAAGGCTGGCAAAGAAATAGCTACCAAGCTGCCCGCGCAACTGTTCCAGTCGCTGGACCGGATAGCGTTCGGGGCAAAGCGCCGCCCCAGGTAAACGCGGATCATCCTC